AAAAGCGTGAATCATACGGTCTGGAACCGATGCCAGATCCATTAATGGACAAAATACTTATTCCTAACAATGTCATGCTACTGGACGATCTTGAATCGATACCGGGAATTGACGAACTAGAACTTACAAGTGATGGGGCAAATGACGCAGAGCCAGATACGGGCGATTCAAAGGAACCACAGCCAAAAGCACCGAAAAAATGAGAAAAAGGTTCAAAAACTAATTAATTTAGTATTTGCTAAACAAGCTAATATTATTAGTACATTTGCAGGTAACCACGGTATCGGCGCGGCAATCTCACATATTACCCATCTAATTACCCCACAACTTATACAGGATGCACTTAGGCGTTCTTGGATTGCCGTTAGTAGAGATTACCATGATATAACTTTACTCACTAAAAAGAGTGAAGGGAAGCCTGGTAATACCTTTCTTAGCGACTACGCCCGGAGCCATGCCGCAATGCAAAAGGTAACAGACATTACAGATACGACCAGGGAACGCCTGGTTGCAACTTTACAGCAGGCCGCAACGGACAAACTACATAAGCGCGATGTTGCCAAAAGGATTCGTGAATCAACGGGATTCAGCAAAAACCGGTCGTTATTGATCGCCCGAACCGAAACAACAATGGCCGCGAATATGGGCGCGTACGGTTCAGCTAAGACTTCAGGGTTAAACCTTGAAAAATACTGGATCGCAACGAACGACAACCGAACCCGTGACAGTCACGCAGAAATGCTGGGTTCGAAGCCGTTACCGATGGACGAATTATTCGAAGTCGGTGATTCCCTAATGATGTTTCCAGGTGATCCGTCTGGGGGGCCGAATGAAGTTTGTAATTGTAGATGTGTATTGGCATTCCGGCCCGTCCAGGAACAGCAAACGGACGATACACCGGACGAACAGCAGGCAACACAAGGAAGAAGAAGAAGTACAAAACCCAAACCGTCAAGTGAGGGGGATAATGGCGAAGGTGATTTAAGGACGATAATTGAAGGTATTGTAGCGCGGATAAATGAAGGGGATAATATTATTTAAAAATCTTTCCGGTAACTCTTTAAAGGATGTCGATGTCAAAGGTCGTACCGTGACAGGCTACTTTTCAGCATTCGGATCAAAGGACAGTGACGGCGATATTATAGTGCCGGGTGCGTTCAGCAAATCACTTTCCGAGAACGGGCCAACCGGATCAAACAGGATTCAATTTTTATGGCAACATGACGTTTCTTTGCCAATGGGTAAACCACATATCTTAAAGGAAGACCCGTACGGGCTATACTTTGAGGCAAAGGTCGCGAATACAACCTGGGGCAATAACGCCCTAGCCTTGTACGATGCAGGTGTTATAAATGAACACTCAATCGGTTTCCAGACAATTCAATCGTCCGATAAAGGATCACATAACGAACTTACTGAATTAAGACTATACGAAGGTTCAGCCGTCACGTTTGGCGCGAATCCGAACACACCATTTACAGGTATGAAAAGCGAACAACTTAAAAACGAATTTATTAAAAAACTCGATGTCTTAATGAAGGGTGTAAAAACCGGAACATTAACGACCGATGAAAATAGCTACTTACTTGACTTACTCGGTTCAGACCTGAAGTCAATGGCACTTCTAATGCAAATGGGTGACGGCACGATCACATCGTTTGCCATCCCGGATGAAGAAGGGCCTTTAAATCCTTTAAAAAATAGCAATCAAGCCGTTGATACACTTGATCCGCACGTAATCATGCAATTATTAAACGAATTAAAAGAAAAAATAAACTAATGGAAGAAAAAGAATTGAGAAAAGCCATAGGCGATATAGGAACGGCAGTAGATGCCCGACTAAAATCAGCCAATGAAGCAGTTGTCGAAGGTAATAAGATTACCAGCGCCCTGAAGGATGAAGTAGGTTTAATGGTCGAAAAGGCTGAAGGAATGCAAGTTCAGCTTGACGCTATCAGCACAAAGCAATCAAAGCAGTTCGAAAGCGCCGCCGGTACGAAGTCAATGAACGAAACTATTAGCGATGTGATTGAAAAATCAAATCACTTTAAAGATTTCAAAGCTGGAAACACACATTCAGCAACGTTGGAATTAAAAGCCGTTACCGTTGTAACTCCGGTCAACGCTGTTCAGCCTGGTTACGCAAACGGATTTATGTACAATCCGGCACGTTTGGTACACGTACGTGAGTATATGACAACCGGTTCAACCGTATCGAATGCAGTGTTCTTCACGCAGGAAACGGCTTATACCAATGCCGCCGCCGGTGTTGCTGAAAATGGTTTAAAACCGCAATCGGATTTTACACTAACAACGCAGTCAAATGCAGTTGTGAAATTGGCAACCTTTGACAGAATATCAACAGAAATGTTGGCAGATATTCCAGGCTTAACAGGTTACATATCAACCCGTTTGCCTAACAAGCTGAAGTATGTTGAGGATCAGCAGATTTTGTTCGGTTCAGGTGTTGGAACAACCAACTTAAAAGGTTTAACCGTTGGTGGATCACCTTACGTGCCTTTAGTATCGTTTTTAGGAGCAAATGCGGACTACGCAGGTGTTCTAACGGAAGCCGCCTTGCAGGTACGTCAGAATGAATTCATGGCAAACTTAATCGTTCTTAATCCACAGGATTATGCAAAGATTCTGGTTTTAAAGAACACCCAGGGAACGTATTTATTACCGAACGTGTTTACAGGCGCGCCGCTTATGATTGGTGGTGTTCCCGTTATCCAAAACACAGCCGTTCCAGTAGGTACATTCGTTGTTGGTGACTTCGCTAATGCGGCTTTCTTATGGGATCGTCAGGAACTGGCAATCAGGTTCTACGAGCAAGATGGTATTAACGTTCAGCAAGGTCTGGTTACTATCGAAATGTCGGAACGTCTATGTGTTACCAATTACAGGCCATCGGCTTTTGTATCAGGTACATTTGCCGCCGCCCTTGCAACTACTCCATAGGATTCAGTTGTTAATAGGTTAACTAACCTAATGAATCCCGGCATGGTGCAAACAAAGGTTCGATTCCTTTGCCGGGATCTTAATATGAAAGTAATAGTAACAAGACATTTTTTGCATCCGGAAACGGGCCAACATTGCGCTATCGGCGAAGAAGTTGAACTATCATACATTCACTTTTTGCACATGGAAGGATTAGGAGCCGCAAAGATGCCAGCAATTAAAACCAAAGAAGAAAAAGCAATTTATGGAAAAGAACGTAAAAATAAATAGGTCATTTGACTGGCAGGGGATTTTATACATCCAGGGAATGAACGCAACTATCACAACAGATAGCGAAGCCGATTTCTTAGCATTGATTGAAGCCGGATTAATCACGGTTATTGACTTACCCGGACATTCTGAAGAAGTATAAATGATATTAGCATCACTTGATACAGGTAATACAGCCGGATTGCAGGTTCAGGTGGTATCGTCTGATAATAGCGATTTGATCAGCACGGATAATGTTAAGTCATTCCTGCGTGTTGACTATGCGGACGACGACTATTTAATCCAGCTAATGACATCAACGGCTATTGACTGGATCGAGCAGTATTGTGGAATCGCACTACGCCCAAAAACGATCATTGCGACCTATAATACTGTTTCAAAGATGCTCGAATTACCATACGGCCCGAACCCGGTTATATCAACGATCCTGGATTCAAACGGTAACGCCTTAACCTATACGCAGATAGGAACGGTATTCCCCCAGTTTCAGATTATATCGTATTCCGGTGCCGCTTCACTTGCCATCACCTATACAACCGGTTACGCACTCGGTACGGTGCCGGCAGGGATCATTCAGGCGCTATTAAAGATTATTGCCACGGACTTCGACAACCGTGCAAATATAACGGTTGAACGTGCCGTGCTAATTGAATATAGTAATGATGCAAAATCATTGCTGGGGCCTTATAGAAGAAATATAGCATGGTTGTAAGCAATTCGGATATAGCACAGAGGCAGGATTTTAATTGCAGGCGTGGTGACACGTTTACAAGGAATCTAACTTTCACCTTCAATGGCGTGGCCGTACCGTTAACGGGAACTAGCCTTGCTATGAGGGTTATAGATTCTTTAGGTAATGTCGTTTTTGTTATTGTACCGACTATTGCAGGAAGCGTAGCAACGATCACCGAAACAGCCGCACTTATGACGGTCGCGCCGGGTAATTATTTGTACGATATACAGATTACCAATACCGATGCCAGTAAGGTGACACTTATGCAAGGCTGGTTTATTATTAACAAAGATCAGACAACGCCATGATAAACGTTAACGGCCTGAATATAACGATTGACAACACCGTCAAACTAACAACGGGCGGCGGTGCCGGCGGTGGAAATGTGAGTTTTATTTACGTTCAAAATACAACGGCTTCAGTATGGACTATCAGTCACGGTATGGGGCGATACCCATCGGTTATAACGGTGGATTCAGGGGGCAACGAATTTAAGGGACAAATAAAATATATCGATGCTAATAATCTTACGGTAACCTGGCTAGGTGTAGGTTTTAGCGGAACAGCTTATTTAAATTAACTATTTCAATAATAATCAGAAATGCTATACGGCGATAATATCAACCTGAACAAACAGGGACAACTTCAGAACGCAATTATTCACCCTTTGGCGGCCCCTCCGGCGGCCCCGGCGTTGGGGCAACTTTATTACGATACCGTATTATTGGCTGAAGGTCTTTGGAACGGTACAATTTGGACGTATGACGCGCCCCGGCTGAATCCTTTATCGGTTGCAGGTGTTCCAACCGCCAATTTTGGTATGGGCGGATTCAAGTTTATAAACAATGCGATTGGTGTTGCAGGAACTGATTTGCCAACAATGGCACAACTTCAGGCCGCTATCGATCAAATTGTTTTGGGCTTATCCTGGAAACAGCAAATTAGATCCGTTTTTACGGCCAATACAGCACTTACCGGTGTTGTATCAAATGATGGTGTTACCTTTAATAACCTGGATCGGGTACTATTAACGGCCCAAACGACCACGACCCAGAACGGTTCTTATATTTGGCAGACAGGTGGAACGCTTGTAAGGGCCGGGGATGCGGCAAACAACTTTGAATTACAAGAAGGAGCAACTTTCGAGGTAACTGAAGGTACTTTAGGTAATCCCGGTGGTGTTGCCCCACAGCGTTGGTATATTACAACCATCGGAGCAATTGTACCCGGTACAACAGCCGTATCAATTATCGTTATTGGTTCAGGGGGTGGAACATATTCAGCAGGTGCCAACGTAACGATCGTATCAAACGTTATTGCCGTACCTAACGGCACGTTTACAAAGAAGTACGCGATTGCTATCGGTACAGGTGCCGCAACGTCAATCGTTATTACTCATAACTTTGGACTTGTAGCAGTTGCAGGTGTATTCCCGATAACGTCACAGGTGTTTGATCTTTCAGGTAACTTGATCGTATGCGACATACAGTCAACAACTGCAAATACAACCACTTACACTTTTAACGTAGCGCCAACTACAGGTCAATTTGTTGCGGTTGCCATAGCTTAATACTTTATGAATCAATATACGCAGACTTCATTAGGTGCAGGTGTACAGCAGCCAAAATTGAAATTTGGTAACATGATGTACAAAAAAACGTTCTGGACGGGATTAACCGATTTTACGCAAGTAGGATCGGTTGCACCGACCATCGTTAATAATGCCATAAGATTTACAGGCGGCACAAACGATTATAACAATTACCTAACCATCAACGGTTTACAGCACAATGATCAAAACATGGAGCTGGAATTGACGTATGTCATGGTTGCGGTTCCAACAGCCGCTTCTTTAAACGGTATCGGTATTGGCCGCACAAGTTATAACGCTTTTACAAAAATATCAACAGCCGTTCTGGATCTGAACGGGGGTACGTCAGGAATAGTCGTCGCCACAAATGTCGCCATCGCTGGAGGCTTAGCAAGCGCAAATTATGGTACGGTGCCTGCCATAGGCGACCTTTGCCGAATAAAATATTCCCAGCGCAAGAACACTATTTTTGGGGTGTATCATAATGTAACAAAAGGTTTAAAAAACACTTTTATTTATTATGTTCCATTTATTCTTGGTGGGGCAACAGTCCAGTTACCGAACGCATCGAACGTGGCTATTTACAATCTCGGTGGCACGATGGATATTATCGGCATTGAAGTTAGTTCACAATCACCAACCAACCCATATATACTTGCTATTGGTGACAGTAAAACAATGGGATGGGGATGTATTGATCCTGCAATTAAATGGGCAAATAGTATAAATCAGTTAGGTTCAACCGTTGTTTGGGCCGGTACCGCAGATAATACGGCTGAAATACTCGCTTCAATACCTAATGCAATCAAGCTGGCACCGAAATACGTTATTCTGAATATTGGAAGAAACGATATTGCCAACGCCGTTGTTGCCGCAACTTATCAGGCAAATTACCAATCAATTGTTACGCAGTTACAAGCCGCCGGTATAAAGGTTATTCATTTAACGCCAATACCGGAAACAGTAGTAACGCAGACAGCTTTAGACACGTGGGTTCGGGCAACTTACCCAGGTCAGTTTATTGATGCTTCAATTAGCTGGGTGAATGCTACACACCTAGGTTCTGATAACATACACCCGAACGTTTCGGGCCATCGCTTACTTTCAAATACAATTGTTAATTCAGGCTTAATACCATCATCGGGACAAATGATAAAAATATCAAACCCTCTGGACTTCACAACAAATCAAGGATATTTCTAAAACTAAAAGCTATGCTAATAAAAACGCCAATAACCGGTACATTATGGAACTGGTATAAATATCAGGGTTACATGTTAAAATCAGATCAGCATCTAACGGATGCTAATTCGATACGTATTTTTATGGAACCCGGTCAGGGCGAACTGGGTTCAAATTTAGGATCACTTGACAGGGTGATACCGTCAACGTTACTGGCATCGGGTACCCTACCCGAAATGGTCAACGGTAAGTACATTACCTATATCCAGCCGCAATACGCTAACTGGGTGAATGCAAGTGACGTTTCAACCTGGTTCGAATCAATATTACCGTTACTGAACATTCCGGGATCTGAAAACATAATCTTTGCCCTATCACTTGGCGGACTTGTTAACCAGTACCTATCCCAGCAGAACGCAAAGATGAAGTTTGTCGGTGCGGCATTCTATGACGGGTTTATGGTCGGGACTATACCAATTTCGGGTGCTAATATTATTAGCAATTGTTCAAACGTGCTTATAGTTGACGACGTGAACGACGCAACGGTTATTTCAACCCAAAACAGCCAGGTGCTTTACAACGATATTATTGCGGCAAAAGCAGACTTTCCCGTGAAGCTTGTAAACTTACCGGGTTCAGCACATGATACCTGGGATCACGGTTTCGATCCGTCAAATAAAGGTCTTGATTCATTTTGGCAGTTCGTGACGGCCATTACGACAATCGCGGCACCTGTTGTGCCGGTGGTCGTTCCCGTTCCTGTTCCAGACATTGTTTTTACTATTAATTCAGCAGGTACTTATAAACTCGTAAAATTATGACAGTAGTATTAAAATCAGTACAGGCACATTACACCCCGGATGGACAACTAAGATTGCCGGGTGATCTTTATATTTTCGTCGATGTTCAGGCAACGGGGATGGCCGTACCAATTACGGACACGAACCCGACACCGGTGCCGGATGCAAATATGATTCCGCCCATTGAACCAAACCTTATACAGCCAACACCATGAACGGTTTAACAGCAGGAAAGTTATTTCAAAAGATCCAGTTTTATAAGCAAGTTCTTACAAAGGATTTTGCCGGGGGAACTCATGGAACATACACCTTGCTACTTAATACCCGTGCGCAGGTGGTGCCAATGACAGGCAGGCGGTCGCTCGAGAACGGTCAACGTGAAGAAATACGGACATTGCAATTTAATATCCGGTGGCGCAAAGATGTGCAGATCGTTTCCGGTTTATTAATTGTTTACCGAGGCTTACCGTTTACCATCTATTCAATTATAGATACCGACGATATGCGTAAGGAATACGCAATAATTGCCGTTGCCAAAGAAGGGGTAAACAGCGTACCCCTAACAGGTGGTGGGGTTATGGAATTTAAAACACAGTTTAAAACACAATTCGGATAATGCCAACGATCGCACAATTTAATACAGATACAACAACCTTACTAAATGATGCGGCCCCGTTAAATTCGATCGCCCCATCGGCACTAGCCGCGTTACTTGTTGAACTTTCTAGTATTGTTTCGGGTATTGTTACGATACCCGGTATAAACGGTACGAACGGTACAGCCGGTGTAAACGGCACAAACGGACTTGCTGGATTACCGGGAAATTCAGCCTATCAAATATGGTTAAATGGTGGTGGTGTTGGAACGTCAGCACAGTTCCTTACATCACTTATCGGCGCGCCCGGCCCGGCTGGAACAGCTACGAACGGCACGAACGGTATAAACGGTATATCAGCTTATCAGGTATGGGTTTCGGCCGGTAACGTTGGCACGGTGGCACAATACTTAACATCATTAATTGGTATTCAAGGCCCGGCCGGTATAGCTACAAACGGCACAAATGGGATAAACGGGCAATCGGCTTATCAGTTATGGCTATCGAACGGTAATGTTGGAACACTAGCACAATTTTTAACGTCACTTATCGGTTCAGCCGGTACGAACGGTACGAACGGTACAGCCGGTACTAACGGTACAAACGGACTTACTGTTTATCAGATATGGACGGGTAACGGAAACGTTGGTACGGTTACGCAGTTTCTTACGTCACTTATCGGCACGGCTGGAACGAACGGTACAAATGGAACTAACGGTACAAATGGATCTAACGGTTTATCGGCTTATCAGGTATGGACGGGCAACGGTAACGTAGGAACGGTCACACAGTTTCTTACGTCGCTTATCGGATCGAACGGTACGAACGGTACAAATGGTACAAACGGATCTAACGGTTTATCTTCTTATCAGGTCTGGACATCTAACGGTAATGTAGGCACTGTTACACAGTTTCTTACATCACTTATCGGTTCGAACGGCACGAACGGCACGAACGGTACGAACGGTATCGGTACGAACGGATCGAACGGTATAAACGGCCTGAACTTCTTAACGGTCAACGGTACACCGGGTGCAGGTATTGGAAATAACGGTGATTCAGCGATGGATTATACATCGGGAACAACCTATCTAAAAACGGCTGGTACTTGGACATCAACGGGATCATTAAAAGGTCTTACCGGAACAGGTACACCCGGAACGAACGGCACAAATGGAACAGCCGGTTCAGCCGGAGCAAACTTCTTATCTATCAACGGAACGCCATCGGCAGGCGTTGGAAATAACAACGATTCAGCCGTTGACTATACATCCGGGTTATTATACTTAAAATCAGCCGGGGCTTGGGTAAATACCGGTACGGTAAAAGGTATTCAAGGTATTCAGGGCAACCCCGGAGGTACAGGTGGAGCAGGAACGAACGGTTTTAATGTTAGTTCTGGCACGGGCGCGCCAACGGGCGGAAATACCGGTGATAGTTATATCGATCGGTCAACAGGCAATTTCTGGACAAAAGCATCCGGATCATGGGTACAGAACGGCAATATTACGGGGCCAACAGGGCCAGCCGGAACGTACGCCGGTGGGGCAAATTTAAGTCAGGCGCTGGTGTGGTCGGGGGCGGCATACGGGCCGCGACAGATCGATTCATCGGATCTAACCAGCAATACACCAATGACGGGTTCGTTCGGCACCACCGCCGCGATAAATGCCGGTACGACACTAAATTGGGATACGGCCAGGTCGTCAATCTTTAATGATTCCAGTGGTAGTATTACCAACTTTGCCGTGCGTTTGGGTATGACGTTCAAAATGACCAACGGCATTAATGGCACCCCTATGTTTACCGTAGACGGTGCCGGGTCAGGTGTATTTATGGGAAACTTAACGGCCAATAATGGGTCGCTGATAATTAATAACCCGACCGCCAACCCGACATTTTACTATCGAATTGCCGGTGTAAATAAGTTCATCAACTGGAATGACAATACCAACCAATATTTTGACCTTTTCAGTTCCGGCTCGGTGCAATTCAGGCTTAACGGCACCACCAACATAATGACTCTAGATAGTGCTGGTAACGGCCTATTTGGCGGGTCGGTGACGACGAACGGAACGACATTATCGCGAATTGCTTTGCAGGTGGCAGGTGTCGCCTCGGCGGCAATTACAGCACAGTCAAGTAATCTTATTTTCGATAACAGCAACCCCGGATCATACGTTTGGCGCAATAATGCAGTTGCTACAAATATGACCCTTGACACAAATGGTAACCTATCAATTGCGGGAACATTATCGATAGCCGGGGGCCTGACAACAGCCGTCGTCACACAGACAAAATATTTCACAATCAACGTTAACGGTACATCTGTTAAGGTCTTATGCGGGTAATATGACTAATTTAATAAATGTTTCTTCAATTGTTGACGGCGGGGCCGTTGACAATTCAGGTGCCTATAATATTGGGTCGTACGCAGGTTTTAGTTATGTGCGATGCCCGGTCACGGCTGGCAATGTATATACTTTTTCGGGCCTGACGAATACGAATTCTGTTCGCGCAAGATTCGAAAATTCAAGTAACGCCTATATTTCTGGCGTTAACTTAGCGGGTGCCATGCCGTTTATATTCACGGCGCCCGTGGGTGCTACATTTGTTGTGCTTAATTGCAAGGAACCGACGCAGACGGCGGCTATTTATTCTAGTTTGCGCCTAATTATTGGCGCTTTATCATTCAACGATTCATTTTTGCAGTCGTCGGTTTTTGTGGCTTTCGGCGATAGCTTTATCGCAGATGTCGCACGACGTGCCTTGTGGCTTGATCCCATTTGCGCCGACCTGAAATTAGCATGTACGCCAATCGGGGGGTCGGGCTATGCCGTAACACGTGGCACCGGTACCAACGGTACCCCCGTCGGTTGTATTCTCGACCTATTAAGTCAGGTTTATACCGCCGCGCCCAATATCGTTTTACTAGAGGGTGGTACGAACGACTGTTTTTATAAAATGACTATCGGTTCATTTACCGACCTATCAACGAACCAGAATACATATTACGGCGCATATAAATACATGGTTGAACAGATACAATCCAACTTGCCGGGTGTTCGTATCGTTATACTTGTACCACCAAAACGGGCGATATCACAGTCGGGTGCCTATGAGGCACAGTTACCATATACCGCCGTGCCTCTGGACGTGGCCGAACGGTATTCGATACCTGTTTTAAACCTTTTCCATGACGCGTGGACTGATACTTCTTTACAGGCCGCTACTAACCCAACAACGACCGACGGCGCTCATCCGTCAGCATTCGGCGGCGCTATACTGGCACGGCTGATAATTCCGTTCCTGAAACAATTTATATAGAACTAACTTAACTAAATTGTATATTTGCCGCATGAAAATAACCAACCAGGAACTACAAATATTAATCGGTGGCCTTGCTTCGCTATCACAACTAAAAACTGGCCCAAAGATCAGCTATAATGCCGCCTATACGCTGAAAAGCGCAGGCAAAGCATGGGAAGTAATCGAATCTTTACGGGTTCCCCTATCGGAACGCGCCGAAGCCGAACCCGAAACAGTTTCAAAAGAATGGGCGGAACTTATGGCGATGGAAGTAGAATTCGAGGCGCGACCCGTCACGATGGAACAGCTTGAAGGGTGCGTTGATGCCGAACAGATAACGGCTTCATTATTATTACAACTTGGTGATTTTATTATTTAATGTATTACCGAAAAATAACTTAACTTACTTATATTTGTAATTGTGAGAGATTTAGCGTATGGACTTAGCCAACAGTATTTTAAAATACTTTCCGGGATAACACTTGGGGCCGTTTCCGTACCGATTTTTAACACAATTGTACCGGCTGGGGTAACCGGGCCGTATATTATTTATTCGGGTATTACCGTCAATCAAGGTGCCGACACAAGTAATACTAATTACCAATTTTCGGTAACGGTGTTACTTGATATTGTTATGATGTACCTGGGGGATGCCGGAGGTAGTTCGGATGTTGATATGTTATCGGGGAAAGTTAAACAGCTTATTTGCCCAGGCCGGCCAATGGACGCAAAACCGGTAAATTTATTACCGTTCTTTAAATGTGTTATTACAAAGCATTTATCGGACACATCATTTGACGCAATTAACGGGACGACACACGTTGTTCGCAGACTTGTAAGGTTTCAGCATATTATTGAGGAATTGGCATAATTACAGAAAGAGATAAAAGAATATGGCAACAACAACAGGCCCGTTAAATGCGAGCATTTTACTGATTTATTTAGGTGGTAACGTGGTCGCACACACGACGGACATCACATTTAAACTTGACAACGCGATGGTAGATGTTACAACACGTAACTCGAACGGTTGGAAAGAAACTTTAGCCGGTATTCGTACCTGGTCACTAGCCGTTACTGGCGTTGTGGCATTCGACGATACAACCGGTTGGATGGCGTTCGTCCAGGGTGTAGTAAACAGATCATTGTTTACGGTCAAGTTTTCAACGGGTATAACCGGGGATTTCTATTTTTCAGGAAACGGGCATATTTCGGCAACGGGATCAACCGCAAAGATGGAAACCGGAGCGACCTTTACCGGTACAGTTGAGGGAACTGGGCCATTAACAATTGGAACGAACTAATATAAAATATGAAGGGAATAATTAAAAAGGAATTCGCCGGGAAACTACGCGGATTCGCATTCAATATGAATACCTGGGAAATTTGTGAAGAACTTTTGGATCTTCCTATTACCGATATTTTGTCTTCGCTATCCGGCAAAGTACAGCTTAAAACGATGCGTATAATGTTATATGCCGCGCTTAAAAGCTATGCCGATATGAACAACGAAGAATGTGAGTTCACCGAAAAATCCGTTGGCTATCATTTTAACGTAGGCGATCCGGTCTTTACTGATATTATGTCTAGCATGGTTAATTCAAATGAAACGCCAAAACCTTTGCCAATTGGTGACGGTAAAAAAAAGTCTGGTTCAAAGATCTAGCTTTTTACGCGTTAACGGAACTTGGAATATTGCCCGACGTTTACTATCGTATGACGTTCGGGCATTTTCAGTTATATGCTGAAGGGTACCGGATTCGTGAGGCGCGCAGATGGGAGCCGTTCAGGATGGTAATTGCAACGATACACAACGCAGCAGGTGACAGTAAAACGCCCAGGGCCTTATTCCCTCTTTATACCGATAACGACATATACGAATCGGATCAGGAGCCGGTGTATGTTATGACACGTGATGAAGTACTAATATGGATTGACAAATTTGATAAAATGAAATGGACTTCAAGTTAAGCGTAAATAATAATGAATTCGCCGTTGGGGAATTTAATACCCGGCTGAAGAACATTAAGGAAAAAATAACTAGAGCGATCGGTAATAGTCTGTACACGATTGAGGGCAACGCGAAGACAGCATGCCCGGTTGATACTGGCGGATTGCGGCAAAGTATAACAACGGAAATATTTACCGATCAGATCGGGGGCCGGGTGGTATGTATGGAAAATATTATTCCCCCGATCGGTGCTTTTGTTGAATTCGGTACGGGAAAATATGCTGAAAGAAGTATTCCTGAAGGGCTGGAAATATACGCCAGGACGTTTTACGTAAACGGCAAAGGACATATGCCGGCAAAACCTTTTTTATTTCCGGCATTCTTCGCAGAGCAGGAAAGACTACTTGACGTTCTTAAAAATAAGCTATAATGGCAAATGATAGTAATTTAAATATTCAGGTAACAGCAGGGGGCGTTGAGGAAACGGTTCAGAAACTTAATACCGTCAACGATAAGGTTACGGAACTTGCCGCGAAGTCCGAATCTATTCAGGCGCTGGGATCGAGTTTTGCGAAGCTATCAGTAGCGATTGCCGCATTCGCAACGGGCGCAATCTATGCGGCCATAAAAACCGACGAATTACGTCAGGCCCTCGATAACGTTGGCGGCAAAGGTGCCGAACAGTTTGCAAAGTTCAGCACTGAAGCAAATAAATTAGGTCTGGGTATCGAAGCTATTGCAAAATCAGCCATCAAGCTAGAGGCAACAGGACTAACTAACGAAACAACACGTAAGCTTATCGATTCCGTTGGCGAAGCCGTCAGAAAGATGGGCGGCGGCGATGCACAATTTACGACCGTAATAAACGGTCTTGAAATGATCGCCTCAACAGGCGTTCTAACTAATAGGTCATTACGTACAATTGAAAAAACAGCACCGGAATTAAAGGGAGCAATCGAGCAGGCATTCGGTACCGATAATACTAAGAAAATTATCGCTATGAATCTTACCGTTGAAGAATTTATGAAGCGGATTGCCGATGCCGCCGCAAAGATGTCGCCGCACGTTCGGACGATTGGCGATGCGTTCAATGAATTAAAAAACAATGTTCTTACCACAATGGGTTCGCTTGGTGATACCCTTGTGAAGGATCTAAAAATTGCAGAATTTTTCGATAAGATGGGTAACGCAATTCGGACGGCTATAAAAGCATTTCAGGATCTCGATCCTTCTATGAGAAAAGCCATTGAAATATCGCTCTTACTTATTGCTACTATCGGCCCGTTGATATTAATTATCACGGCCCTGGTTGCAGTTCTTAATCCAATATCATTAATATTTATAGGTCTTACCGTTGTAATCGGCTTAATTATAGGGTATTGGGAAAAACTAACAGATCGTTTGGGTTATGTTACTTCTATTCTTTACGGCCTAAAAACGGCATTTGAAGTATTATTAGTGCCAATACTTGCTGTTGGGGGAATGATCCTGAAAATTGCCAGTTTCTTAGACGGGGGTATTGACGGTTATAAATCAGCCGCCAAAGCAGTTGATCAATGGACTGAATCATTACTAAGAAATATTTCGGTTTCAGCAAAGAAAGCCGAACAGATCAGCCAGCAAACAAGCGACCTGATAAGACAAAAAGCCGCATTCGATAAAATGTTAGCCGACGACGATTCGATCGTTGGTGACGATAAAAAAGCAGGTAACGCAGGGGGTAATAAAAATGTAATTACCGGCGTTGGTGGCGATAAAAAGGAAAAGGTCGCAAAAGAAATAAAAGAAAGACAGGCCAATATACAATATATTGAAGATCAGGTTTCCGTTAGTCAACTGGAAGCCGACGAAAAAGCCGCTTCAGTCCGGTGGAATAACCGTGCGAAGTTAATAAAGATGGGTCTAGGTATGACTATCCAGCAGATTGAAAAGCAGGATGCAGAGTACCGGGATGTAAAAACAAAATTAGATGCAAATACCGACCGCGCAACGGAGCAATTAAGACTTGATAATCAAAAAGCTTTTTGGGCCAGCAACCCACTATCACCGGCGATGGTTAAGTCAATTAACGAATTTAATAAACAGCTTACCGACCTGATTAATCAAGGTATCGGGCAAATGGCATCCGCCCTGGGTGCCGGTCTGGGAAAAGCATTCGAAGCCGGTAATTTTAAAGATCTGGGTAAAGGGTTATTGTCAACGATGGGGTCATTAATGGTTCAGTTCGGGGAATTAATGATAACAACAGGTATCGGCATCATGGCAATAAAGGCTTCTTTAAAATCATTGAATCCTGTTTTAGCTATTGCCGGGGGTATTGCCCTGGTTGCGCTTGGTACGTTTGTTAGTGATAGCGCCAGTTCAATGGGTTCGGGTGGTGGTGGCGGATCGTATGCGACCCCTTCTTCTTCCGGAGCGATGTCGTCCGGTCAGGGTGCAGATGGAAATTTAGCCGCGTTACAAAAGATGTCGTCGAATTCAAACATGATGAGTAAAGTTACCATCAAGGGTTCGGATCTGGTATTGGCCATGCAACGGAATAATATAAACACTAGACAATAAATAATGGCATACGGGCAACAGTTCGATTTTCAAATGTTAAACGATCAGGGTATTCTGGTTGAGGCCATTATATCGGCCAATGGATATACCGGTGCCGTGACAACGCTAATAGGAGGATCGTCGCCTATTGTGCTTACCTATGATACGCAGTCAGATAAGCGTATTGGTATGCGTCCGTCATACGTAACGTTGAATATGATGTCAGCCGCCGGTTTCACGCTATCGGATATTTTCAGCCAGGACGAACGGTATTGGCAGGTGACGATCTATTACAATGGGGCGCTATACTGGCAGGGCTATGTTTCGCAGGATTCGTCCCTTACAGAGCCCTTTATGGAAATTGGCACCTACGAAATGGCCCTTACCGCACGGTGCGGACTGGCTTCTTTACAAGGGTTCAAGTTTTTAAACCAATCGGGATATTATCTATTCGGGTATATATCCGTTACGCAGTTACTATCAATTTTATTCGCTAAAACAGGATTGGCATTTAATTTCGTTACGGCCGTAAATATTTACGAAACCAGGCATAATACAGCCCTTAACGCACTGGATCAGACGTATATAAATACTCAACGGTTCTTTGGCTCGGACGGTCTGCCAATGCAATGTTCGGACGTGCTGGAAGCCGTATGTCAGGCATTCGGTGCAATATGTTTTCAGCGAGGTGGCCAATGGTGGTTCGTTCGTCAGGCGGAATTGCCCCAACTGTCATTTTATTATTATAATCCTTCAGGTGGGGTAATATACGGGCCGAACGTTGGCGATTTACGAACCGGTTACGGGCCGTCGTCGAATCTAAAAATGATCAATTCCGACCAATCAATCGGTTATGATCTGGGGTATTCAGAACTACGATTGAAATATACCTTTGCTTTTTTATTATCGGCGTTTCAGGATTCCGGGTTTTATGCTTTTTACGCCGCCGCACCCGTTTACTGGACATTCGTTGGTTCCTTTGTAGGACTGGCAAAACCCCGGGCGTGTTCCTATTTACCGCATGGGTTGCAGGTATTTTACAACGCACCGAATTATAATATTTGGCTACAGTCTAAAGGTGTTTACTGTTTATCGGGGGATATTTTACAGTTCAATATGTTGTTCGATGGCACGCCGGGTAATTACGAAACAAATGGCGGCCTAGACTTTCAATTAATGCACGTTGCCACAGCCGGTGGATTGGTATCGTATTACGGATCGGGTGGATGGACTACAAATGCCGCTTCATTCCTTAATACGGGTTTAATGTCGGCACTTCAGCCGTACGCAACGGGAACAGGATTCTTATATCAGATGGCTAGTCATATAATCGTTCCAGCAACAGGTATCCTTTATTTAAAGATATTCAGTTTAAACGCATCGTCTGGAACGTGGACGGGTGTTGGGACTACAATTTTAGAAGCGCAAATTTATAAGGTCGATCCGGCCAATACAACCGGCAATTCTTCAAGCGTTCCCGTGGCCATAGGTCAAATTTACGATGTCACACAGACAGCCGTTACCTATACCTATTTGCCGGGCGATAAAGACACGTTGTTGGGGGATTCCCCGTCGCCATTATATGCCGGGGCGTTAACTATTGATTCGGGCGGACTGAACGTTACGGCAAACTGGGCGCGTCGTGGGGTCACAGAATCAAAACCGTTGATGCAGATAATTACAGAATCGGCAATGGATATGCACAAAAAAGCATACCGGATGTTTTCGGGGTCAACTTACGGTATTATGACGTTCGGCGATTGCTGGTTAATTGAAGGTCTTGTTGGTGCAAATTATTATGTTCCTCTTGGTTTTATGATTGACTTAAAAAACTTACAAGGATCTTTGGTCGGTATCGAACACGATCCAACGACTGGCACCTATTCGAGTACGATAAATATCCTTTGGAATAAAAACAGGAATTTCCAGTCATAAAAAAAGCCGGAAAGGACAATATCCTAACCGGCTGATTTATAGAGCGTTTATTACTTTACAACAGCGAATGCCGTACCTAATGAGGGCCAAACAATATCCGAAATAATGGTACCCGTACCGCCGGTAAATGTTACGTCACCGGTGGCGTGCAGGGTGGCAACCTTAATACCGTTTACGTGAACGACGACAGAATCAGACGGTGAAGGAACAACGATATGAGCAGTATTCGCGCTTGTTATCGTTACGGACGTACCCAAAGTAGGTGGTTCGTAATTTGGTGTTGAATCTTTTTTGCAAGAACTTAACGCTACGATTGCAAAGGCTAGAAAAATGATTGAATGTTTCATTACTTAATGGGTTTTAGATTATGAATTTATATAAAATGATAAACAAAGTAAATAAACATTATTCGGTTTACCTAATTAAAACTTAAATATACGGCTAACTTCTTTATAATCAGCCAGATTATTTTTATCTTTATAGTTGGATATGTGCGATGGATATAAATAAAATCACAATAAGTGAATGGATAAAAATCGCTTCAGTTTTTATCCTTTTTGGCGCGCTATATACCAAAATAGATGCGATGTCAGATAATTTTAAGGTCGCGGCTTTGGAAGCAAAAGAATATCGGGTTCGTATTGAAAAGCTGGAACTA